TTACACTTTGGTAATCTCCTCCACTACATATTGGTCTTTTACTTTCTTGCAAGTACATACGAAGAATTCCGGATGTTTCAGAGCTCCTTGTAAAGTATCAGGAAGAATCATTTCTTTAGTATGACGGTCCATTGCAACCGTTGCATACAGGATACCTTCGCTCTTGCATTTCTCTATTAATTCACTTTTTAGTTCTTCTACACTATATTCCATTTGTGTGATCCTTTGTCACTGCAAAGTTATGGAAAATATGTATATTTTGTGCAATTATATTCCTGTAATAAATAAAAAAAATAGCTCCCTAGTTCGTCCGCCGACGAGGGAGCTATTAACACAAAAACTAAACTAGACACATTTTTGGAAATCTAGTTGTATATTCTGTATATCAATTATATAGTCCTGCTTTTTTTTATGGTTCGACCATAATTCGACCATTTGATGTTTTATGTACTATCAAGATTTCTATATTTCATATTTTATATTACTTTAAATATTATATTTGCGCATTGTCAAACTAAAATAGTGCGTTTATGAAAATGTTTTTTAGAAGCATCCAAAAATGGATGAGAGTGCGTAAAGTTCGTAGAGAACTTAAAAAGGATCAAGCTTTAAGAGAACGCTGCATTGGTTATGTCACAAAAGTGAATGGAACCAGTTCTTTTATTCATGTGGCTGATTATACATATAAATATATCAAAGAAGGAAAATTACCTTAATAATTTTAAACTTCCTTGTTTGGTAAAAGCATGGGTAAGGAGACCTTTATTCTGCTTACAGACTCATTTTGCGCATTTTCATTAGAGGATGCTCCTATCCCTTTATGTTTGTATATTCTTTTTGTTTTGGGATATATCTTGGTATAATATTCCCATTAGTTGGGATTTGTTTTCATATATTTTTCTTTTGCAATTATCAATTGAGATGTTATTGTACTGATCAATCCATGTAACACTGTTGTCTTGCAATTTATTTAAGATAGCATCAACTTCGTTAGCTAATGAAGAGTTATATGATTGTATTAAAGTAACAAAATAAATGAAGAAGGTATTTTTTATATTTTGGAGTTTTCTGTTTGATTTAGCTTTTTCTAAAATAATGTTTCTGCTATTACTCCTTTTTAGTTTTTCAATTTCATTTTGTAATTTATCAGATATTTCTTTGTAGAAATTGTCGATATTTATCAAGTTTGGTTGTACAATTACAGTTAAATACCAGTTCTCTTTGACAGTTTTCTTTTGAGAACGATTTGAGTAATGTGTTTGAATAATGAAAGTAATAAGCGTTATAATTAAAGTGACTGTTGCAATGAGATTTGCATAGGAATCTTTAGCTAAATATTGATCATATTTATTCCAAAAAGGTAATTCACTAGTTTCAACAGCATTACCTTTTATAGTAGGAAAGATTAACGTTTCATTGTTTATTGAATCGTAATTGAATAGTACGTATGAACAAGTCTCTTTCATTTTGTTTTATTTATTTTTCTAAAGTATTCATTTGAAGCTTGTCTTTCACAATCTTCAATATCTTCTTTCAATAAGTTCACCAGCTCTTGGTCGTTATCAGCATAAATTATATGATATTTCTCTTTAAAGTTATCAACTCCTTTAAGTGCTAATATACTGTCATAAAATAAACCAAGATAAAATGAGGGATTAAAAGAAGTTGTATCTTTGGGTATTTCAATATTAACTTCTTCTTGGTCCTTATCCTCTTGATCCAAATTCAAACTTCCTCTCACAGATTTACCTTGTGGTCGTCCTGTAAAAGTGGTACTATTTGTACCTCTATGTTCAGCTGTAAGTTTAATAGTCTTCATTATTGTTATATTTATTGGGGTAATACTTCCTTAAAGTATGTTTTATTTAGATAGATTTTGACTTCCAAAAACGTTCCAGGAAAATACTGGTAAATATGTTTTAAATATTTTTGATCAGGCAAAATACTAATATCATTTTCTTGATTCAAAGATAAAAAAAATGATTTATCTTTTTTATATGGTCCTCTTTCATTATCACAGTTTATTATAGTTCTTCCTGAAATAATATTTAAATGAGGTTTGTATTGGGGATTCTTTTTTCCAAAAGCTCCTAAAGTAATGAAAGCCCTTAGAAAATTCATAGTACCTCTCCCTCTACTTTCATCTTCATATTTTAATCGACTAATACCTTCTTGTAAACAATATAAAGTATATAAATCCTCTTTGGCAAAGCATATATTATTGTTTTTTTTCATAAGTTCATGATGCTTTACGTACCACTTCTCTGTGTCTTCTATCATTTCTTTATTTTTTTCTTTTGTTTGAAAGAATCCTTCTGAAATGGAAAAACCTAAATTGAGGATTCCGAGATTTAACTCTATTATTGGTTCACCATTGACAATTTCTTTATATGATACTCCGTTTACATACCATTCATTATGTATACTGTGATCTTCTGCATTATTAAAGATTTCAGATAATAGTTTATCTATTATGTTCTCTCCAGTTACATTTAAGACAGCATTTGATTCTCTTAATGATGAGTTTATGAATCCTCTAACTTCTTTGCATATAGCTCCTTTATTATTTTCTTTATAGGATGTTCTTTTTGCCCATCCTTTTTTTAAGCCTAAATACAAGAAACCTTCTCCTTTATTGGCTTCTTTTACTTCTTTTATAAGTTTGAAGACATAAAGGCATTTATTTGTTTTAGTGTATTTTGATTCTTTATATCTAATGACTTTTTTTACACAGTTGTAGAATTTTAGATTGTATGAGTATTTAATAAAGTTAAGCTCTTTGATAATAATATCAAGGAACATTGCATTGGGGATGTCAATATATTCACAATCAGAGAAATCAATTAGAATAGAATCATCACTTAACAAATAGGAAGATAACATGATTTTAAAAAAAGTAATGCTGTCATCACTGTTGTCTTCAAATGAAAAATGTCTTGGAACAATAATTGATTTATTGATATACTCTTTTGAAATAAATCCCTTTTTTTTGAGGAATATAATCAAGCTTGTAAATACAAATATATTCATTCTTGGAAAGACACCTTTCGCAGCAGATTCTCGTTTATTTCGTTTTTGAGCTTTTCTACGTTCTAGATATATTTTCTTTTCAATTAATCGTTCTTTGGTCATGCTTATCCTACATTTCGTTCATTTTTCAACATAGCCAGTTCACCCTTTAATTTTTGGTTTTCTTCCAAAAGCCGTTGGGTAAGCATTGTCTTCTCATTGATTTCATCCTGCAAATTGGCTATGGTATATACAATACTTTTCAATTTGTCCATTCCTGGTTCTGTTTCTTCTTTTTGAATGAGCATGGAACCAGTTCCTCTTAACAACCATTCAGCGGAAATTTCCTCAAATGAGGATGAAATTGCTATTATTGTTGCAAGGCTAATTTCTCTTTTTCCTATCAGTTGATTATTAATAGTTGTGGGCTTTAATCCACACTTAATAGCAAATCCCCTCTCTGATAGCCCTGAATAGGTTATTACTTCTTTAATTCTGTTTATCATAATCAATCAAAAGTTAAATATCCACAAATGGGGATATAAAATAGGTTTTAAATTTTTAAATATCCACATTTGAGGATATATTTGCGTCATAAATCAATCAATCATACAAACATACAAAAATTGATTGATAAAACCAATTAAAAAATAACGATTATGAGCTACAATTTATCACAAATAATGAAGTCTGCACACCGCAATTACAAGAAGGGTGGAAAAACATTTTCAGAGTGTTTAAAATCTGCATGGAGCTTCGCAAAACTCCAAGAAAGTTTCTCACCGGAAGCAGTGAAATCAAGAACTGATAAATTTTTAGCTGAAAGACATGAAGCTATGAGCAAGACTGCCAAAGCTACACTTAGCAAGGAATATAATAACCTTAATATTCCCGCTTCCGCTTACTACAACCCAAATAGTACTCATTACGGTGCACATTACGTCGGAGATTAATCAAATTATACAACAATGGATAAAAGAACCGAACTAGAAATACAGCGAGACAAATATGAAGCTGTGATTGAAGAACGAGACGCGTTGATCAGCTCTTTGAGAGGTGAAAATGAAAAACTCAAACGAGATTTAGAATCAGAACGTGGATTTTATAGAGAGAAAGTTTCCCAATGTGATGATTTGAAGAAATTTATTGAATCGCAACGAAACTTAATGGACATAGTTTTGAAGAACAACCAAAGTATTCTCTAACCCTCACTAAAGTCAAACCAAACCGCCGGTTATCCGGTACCCAGTCCGGTCTTTGAGCCTGCCCTTGAAGGGAGACTGGGAACAACAGAGAAGAGTTCTTTGACATATTGGTAAAATGGTGTTTTGGAAGCCGACACATGCCGAAAGGGATTACTGACGTAGGCGGGCTTCTCAACGATATAATGCTGTGGTTAATGGTCAAGCCGTATCGTTGTAAAACTAAATCAGTTAGACGTTTGTCGGCAAATCGAGGTATTTGCTTTATGTATATAAAGGTGATGTAGCTTAGTTGGTTAGAGCGCATGTTTCTACATGAGGTCGGCGGTTCGAATCCGTTCATCACTTCAGTGTTTAATTGACGTTACAACTGCGTGTATATCTTATAAATTGCATAGGCTGTTAAACTAATAATAAAGAATAGAAATGAAATGTAGGAAATTGACTCACAAATTGCGAAGATTTTATTGCGTGGTACGGCTGGCGTTACGGTCATTTTGGAATTGTATAAGCTATAGAGGATATATTCTTCTACCCGTTTTTGAGCGTTGCGTATCATCACGTTGCTCATTGCTCGATTCTCGTATATGGTTATACACGAAAAAAGGATGGATAGTGCGTTTGAACATATTACCACCAATAGTAAAATTCGACTGCAAGCGTTGTTGGTTGAAAGATTGCTTAAAGAAACAAGTACAGCAAAAGTAGCAGATGCAACAGTCAACAGAGTGCTTTGGAGTCTGAAAGTCCATTCGATTTTTTTCTCTAAAGTTTCTTTGTAGTATGAAACTACTTTTTCTTCATTATTCATATTTTTCTTGTTTTTTGATTTGACACTTCAAAAATAAGAAAATCCCCCGTTCCTTTTTTATTAGCGAATAATCTTGGAACGGGAAAATTATTAACTAATTAATAATCACATGATTCAAGTAACAATTAAAAACGATAGCAATGAGAATTTGGAAGATGCCACATTCTCATTGCATGTAGAGAATATGCCGATAAAATCAGCTAAAATAGTAGCCGAAAAGCTTCCTGCTATGATACAGAAAGCTTTTGGGGATTATGCAGATTGTAAAGTCGGGTTTAATCGAGATAAAAAGAGAGATAATGAATGAATTTCTTCACTTAATTTTTGATTTTACACCCCAAAGTTAAGTAAATCCTCCGAATAAAGCGTGATGCTGCCTATCGAATTGGTTCGGGGGAGCTTTTATTTTAAAATTAATCAGTATGGAAAAAGAAATAGAAAGACGCAGTATAATCAATGTTTTGCGAAACATGGACGTTGGTGCAATAGAAGTATTTCCTATCATTCAAAAAACGTCTGTTACTTACACTTTAAATGCTCGGCTTTATAAAGAAAAAGCTGAAGGAATGGTTTGGAAAACAAAGTCAGACGTAAAAAATATGCAGTTTATAGTAACTAGAATTGCGTAACTACCTTGTTTGTTGAGATGATTAGAGGTGAAATGGCTGAAATATTGCTAGATAATATTCTCCGTCTGTTTTCTACAGAGACATTCGGAAAAGATAAGTCTGCATATTATGTAGGTGGGGAAAAGAAATTGATGAATCTTATAGAAGCGGGTAAGATTGAAAGTGATAAGCCTGTAAATGCTCAAAATGGTAAATGGCACTGTAATGCTGCTCAGGTATTACTTCATTGCCGATGCGCTAAGAAAGTCAAACGTAAAAAACGGAAGAAATGAAAACATTGAAAATCGTTCATAACATTTTTACAGTGGTTGCCTTATTGGTAGCTATGTATATAGGTGGGGGAATCGAAGCTACAAGAAGTGATATCGCTTGGTCATATATCATATTCTTCGTAGTCGTTGTACTATTGGTTACTAGATTTATCTATGAAGATAAGAAACAAAATAAAAATAGCCTGTGAAGGTCAACATTGCTTAATTTTAGTATTTGCCAATTAGCCCGGTTCTCCGGGCATCTGCCGGGATAGCCCAGTTGGTTAGAGCGCATGTTTCCACATGAGGTCAGCGGTTCGAATCCGTTTCCCGGCTCAACTCAATCAGAGTTAAGTAACCCGTGAGGGTGAAAATATATTTGCATTATATATACAATCAATGTAGCCGGAAGCGTCTGGCTACGACCTGAAGGAATGGCGGAATTGGTAAACGCAAGTATGCAGATAGATTGAAGAAAGTCATACATAGGTAATCTATCATCCCGGTTCGAGTCCGGGTTCCTTCACAGAGAATTTTTCTTTTTATGTTTAACTAATGTTGCCAGCGAAAAGGACGCTGTAGGGTTAAAGCCCCTGTTATTTGAGTTTTAATTGTTCTATACTATTCCGGTGTGCTTTGAACGGCTATCCGGAAGCAAGAAGCTCGTGAGAGTGCTATTTAATAGTTAATGTCGTGTTTTATTTTGTGTTTGTGTTCTAGGTGAATGGTTCGTGAGAATAGTTCACTTAAAACGGATGGCTGGTGTAATTGGCAGCATACGCAGATATGCGTGATGTGGGTTCGAGCCCCACGCCATTCACTTTTCTGATCCTATTAAATTATAGTAGTTCATGAGTTATGTTTTGTGTTTGTGATTGGGGTGTATGGTCTGTGAAGATAGTGCACCTCTTTAATTAATCGGGCGGATATATATATCGTTGGTTGAAACTGCGGTGAGGTGCACCAATATTCCGTGAGACCGGTTCGACTCCGGTTCTGTCCACTAGCATTTACATTATGTATAAATCAGGGAGCCGTACACCCTTAAGCGTAGCCGTTCCATAAGGTACATTGGATTATTCATTTTCTTATTTTTCTGCCTGTACAATACCGTACAGGCAGTTTTTTACTACCTGAAAATGGCGTTAAAATGGCGAAGTTTCTGTTTGCACATCTTGTCAATAAAAGATAACTTTATAGATGTAAAGAATTAAAAGTCAAACCATTAATTTCAGAATTATGAAAGAATTAGTAACCATTCAGCAAAAGCTGAAAGCCCCCAAAGGGCAGTATAATACTTTCGGTAAATACAAATACCGTAGTTGTGAGGACATTCTTGAATCAGTGAAACCAGTTCTTGCTGAAACAAAATGTACATTAACTCTAAGTGATGAGATGATCGCAGTAGGTGATAGGATCTATGTAAAAGCGACTGTCACTTTGACTAATGACAAGGGAGAAAAAGAAGTAACTACTGCTTTTGCAAGGGAAGAAGAGACAAAGAAAGGAATGGATGGGAGCCAAATCACTGGAGCCTCATCTTCTTATGCAAGAAAGTACGCTCTTAACGGTCTGTTTTGCATTGATGATGCGAAAGACAGCGATTCAACCAATACTCATGAGAAGGAAGATACACAACAGCCTGCAAAAACACCTGCTAACACTGCTCCTGTATATACAGGTGCTCAATTAAAAAAGGCTATTGGTGATATGCTTGCTGTCAAAAGCAGAGCTGAACTTGAAAAAGTATGGTATGGCAATCCGGCTATGCAAAATGATAAAGAGTTTGTAAACGCCTGTATGAATATGGGCAAAATTTACCCGGCACAATGATAGAGTTAGTTAAATCGAGTGTGGTTTTCTCGGAAGAGAACCACACATATTTTCTTGGTGAAAAGCAGCTAAAAGGTATTACCGGAATGATTAGCCGGCAGTTATTTCCCAATAAGTATAAGGATATTCCAGAATACATTTTGAAAAAAGCTGCTGAAAAAGGCAGTCGTATTCATGGACAATGCCAGTTTGCTGATGTAACAGGATTGCCACCCGAGAGTATTGAAGCTATTAATTATATCAGGGAAAGAGTAAATGCCGGATATAAGGCTTTTGCTAATGAGTACACGGTGTCTGATAACGAATACTTTGCATCAAACATTGATTGTGTTTGGGAAAAGGACGAAAAAATCAGTCTTGGCGACATCAAGACTACTGCAAGCCTTGACCGTGAGTATTTGAGTTGGCAGCTATCAATCTATGCCTATTTGTTTGAACTTCAAAATCCACTAATTAAAGTTGATAAACTGTTTGGCATTTGGTTACGTGGAGATAAGTCGGAATTAGTCGAGATTGAGCGTAAACCGGATGCAGAGGTTAAGAGATTACTGGAGTGTGAGATTAAAGGTGAACAGTTCTTACCTAATGCTCCTGTTCCAGCCGATGAGAAGCAGCTTATTCCTATGCAATTAGTAAATACTATTATTGATATAGAGGAACAGGCGAGTTATATCGCTGAAGTGCAGAAAGGTTATAAGGAACAGCTTAAAAGTGCCATGCGTGAGAACGGTGTTAAATCATGGGACGCCGGTCGGTTGCGTGTTAGCTATACTCCCTCTTCAACGGGTAAGAGTTTTGATGCAAAGAAGTTTCAGGAAGATCACCCGGAACTATATTCTCAATATTTAAAAACATCAACTAAAGCGGATAGTATTCGTGTAACTATAAGGGAGGAAGGAAAATGAGTGTCAATAAAGTAATTCTTATAGGGCGTGCCGGTAAAGACCCGGATGTGAGAACATTGGACGGTGGAGCGAAAGTAGCTTCGTTATCTTTTGCCACAACAGATAAGGCGTACACCTTACAAAATGGAACCCAGGTGCCGGAGCGTACAGAATGGCATAATCTTATTTTTTGGAATAAGACTGCTGAAATAGTTGAGAAGTACGTCCATAAAGGAGATAAGTTGTATATAGAAGGTAAGTTACGCACTCGTAACTATGACGATAGCAAAGGAGTTAAACGTTACATAACTGAAGTCTTTGTTGATAGTATCGAGATGCTTACACCGAAAGTTCAGCAACAGGCTGTTCCTGTACCTCCACCGTTGCCAACGCAACAGCCTACACAGAGACAGCAACAACAAGTACAGCAGCCTGCATATCAGCAACAGCCATATCAACAGGTACCACCGCCTGATGATTTACCATTCTAAATATGGCAGAAGCTATTCTAACAAAACAAAATGGGGTAGTCACAATGGATAAGTCGTTTGACTACCTCTGTTCTACCTTGCCTAATGGAACTTATACAGTTAGCGTTAAGAGAAAGGTAAAGCCTCGCACTCTGTCTCAAAATGCGCTCATGTGGTTGTGGTTTGCCTGTATTGAGAGGGAGACAGGCACGGATAAGTTGGATGTACATGACTATTATTGCAAGAAATTTTTGCGACGGAGGATTTATATGAATGGTTTAGAAGATGTTGTTGTGGGTAATACCTCTAAGCTGAATACTTTGCAGATGAAATTTTTTTTGGATAAGGTACAGGCTGATGCTGCCACCGAATTTGGAATCAATCTTCCATTACCAGCCGATAAGTACTACAACGATTTTATTGATGAATACCTGCATAGGTAAGTATTAACTAAAAGTTTAATTAAAATGGATTTGAATATTTCAAAAGCAAAATTGACCAAAAAGGGATGTCTTGAAGTGGTCTATGCAGACAAGGAGGGAAACGATATTGTTTTCAAGGGGATTAATCCTGTTCATCCGGATTTGAAGGATTCGCTAAACAAGCTCATACCCTACATTGTCGATATTACAGAACAGAAAGAATCCCAGTACATTAATTGGGAACGTCCAGAGTCATGTCTTGAAGATGAGTTCTTCAAAAAGTTCAATGTAACCGGCGTTAGCATTGGTGGTGACTCTTCTTTTGAGGTTTGTGTGTTAACAGGTAAGCGAACCCTTATGACGAGCAAAGTTCTTAATCTTTGTTCTCCTGGTATTGGTTTCGATCCGGACAATGAATCGTATGTGCATTGTGAGGAGTTTCGTGATGCTGTTTACAATTTCTTGTATGAAGCAGAACTCTATGTTACAGAGAATAAATGTTCAGAGATTCAAAGAGAATTCGAGTTTAAAGATGGTGATGACCCGTTTGGTAAGACAGATGAGGCTGCTGACGCAATGAATGAGGATGGTGATGATAATGATATACTCTCAACTGTTGAACATCAAGAATTAGTATTAGAACCTGCTTCATGAAACCAATCTATGTGACTAAGACGCCCAATCTGTACCGGATTCAGTTCGAGTATCACCCAAAGTTGGTCGAGGTCATAAAGATGATACCAAGTAAGCCACGCTACGACGGGACAGACCGGGCGTGGCTTGTTAGTATCAATGATGCGCGTTATCCTGCTGGACGTGATGCCAATTGGTATGTGAGGGCTTTTTCGCAGTGGGCTGTTCAGATGCGTTTTTGTTCTATTGTAAAGGAACGTGAGGTTACTGAAGATATTAATTATGATATTCCTCCGATGAAACCTTTTGTCGGTGAACACTATATGTTACTTCAACCTTACGAATATCAACTTGAAGGCGTACAGTACGCAATAGAACATAAACGCTGTTTTTTCGGAGACCAGCCCGGGTTAGGTAAAACGTTGCAAGCTATATGTGCAGTTGTTAAGGCACATAAGGAAGCGCCTATATACGGTGAATCTTTTCCTGTACTTGTAATTTGCCCTGCTGCATTGAAAGTCAACTGGCAACGTGAATTCAAGAAATTCGCAGGGATTAACGCCATTATACTTGATGACAGAAACCGCCAGTCCTGGCAATCTTTTTATGAGTGTAAGAAGTCTGATGGCAGCCCACTTTGTGAGGTATTCATTACGAATTATGAATCACTGAATAAGTTTTTTGTGAGGTCTGTAAATAAGGAATCCAAGTTCACAATGAAAAGTATTGCTTTCGATCAGCGTGTTTCTTTGTTCAGGTCTGTTATCATTGACGAATCTCACAAATGTAAATCAAGTAAGACACAGCAAGGAAAGTTTGTAGAAGGTATCTGCAAAGGAAAACGGTATGTATTCGCATTGACTGGTACTCCTGTTGTCAACAATAATACAGACTTGATACAACAGCTAAAAATATTAGGTCGATTAGAGGACTTTGGAGGATATAGCCGGTATGTTGAAAGATATTGTGATGGTCCCAAACAGGCATCCAACGTTAAAGAGCTAAATTGGCGACTATGGAATACTTGCTTCTTTCGTCGTGAGAAGTCAAAGGTGCTTACACAACTTCCGGACAAGACCCGTCAATACTTGACAGTTGATATCACTACCACCAAAGAGTATAAGGCTGCTGAGGCTGATATGGTAAAATACTTAAAGAAGTACAAAAATGCTTCGGACGCACAAGTGCAGAAATCAATGAATGGTGCCGTCATGGTGCAGATGCAGCTTTTAAAACAGATATCCGCCAGAGGTAAAATCAAGGCTGTTTGTGAATTTGTCCATGATGTTATCGATGGTGGTGAGAAGCTGATACTTTTCGGTTACTTGAAAGAAGTTGTAGCAGAATTGAAAAAGGAATTTCCTAAAGCTGTTACTGTGACAGGTTCCGATAATGTCAACCAAAAGCAATATGCCGTTGATTCTTTCCAAAATAATCCCGATTGCAAGCTGATTATTCTGAACTTCAAATCGGGTGGTACCGGACTTACTTTGACGGCTGCCAGTCGTGTTGCTTTTATAGAGTTCCCTTGGACTTTCAGCGATTGCGAACAGGCAGAAGATCGTGCGCATCGTAATGGTCAGAAGAACAACGTTAACTGCTATTACTTCTTAGGTAAGGATACTATCGACAAGTATATGTATGATGTGATTCAGACTAAGAAGAACATTGCCAATGGTGTTACTGGTACGGACGATCAAGTAGAAGAGAATATGGTGAATCTTGCAATGGACTTGTTTAGGGATAAATTATGAAGCCATTTAGATTAGTTATAAATGGGCAGAAAACTCATATTCAGGAATACAAGAAAGAAATGTTGTTCGGTCCTGAATGGGAAACCATAATATCCTTTGTCGGTTGCAAGAACAGGTGTAAACAAATCGTTGACCTTCTAAATGAATGTGCAACGATTTCAAAAAACAAGCAGAAAAATGACTGAAGAAGATATTCGTAAATTGGAGGTGAAATATTCTGAAACTAAGATACAACACATTTGTGTAACTTGGTTCAGAGAAACGTTTCCCAATGTAGGCCCTTTACTCTTTGCTATACCAAACGGCGGCGTCAGGACAAAGAAAAGCGGTGCTATGCGTAAATATGAAGGTGCCATCGCTGGTGTTGCTGATTTGATTCTGCTTTTTCCTCGCGGTGGTAAGAGCAGTCTTTGCATAGAGATGAAAACTCCACATGTAAAAGGTAAACGTGCCGGAACGCAGTCTGATGAGCAAAAAGCGTGGCAGGCATTAGTTGAGAAATATGGTAGTGTATATGTCGTTTGTCATGGGTTGATTGAGTTCATTAATAGCGTTTGCTATTATCTGAAAGCTGACCCTCAACCTTATATAAACAATGTCTTACGGAATTATTATAAATTGATATGACTTATATTGAACTTATCAATAGGTTTTGGGAACTTGATGAAAGCTGGCAATTTTCCTGCTGTGAAACGAGGCTTTATTTTTACTTGCTAAAAATTGCGAATCGTTTAGGCTGGGAGGATAACTGGACACGTAGTGATACAAAGGTGTCATCTGACGTGGGAGTGTCTGTAAAAGTATTCAAGTCCGCCCGAAATAGATTAGTTCAAGCAGGTCTTATTGAATGTAAACAAGGCAATGGAAGAGGCAATAAATCAACGTATTCTATAAAAGGTGTACAAAAAGGTATGCAAAATATACCACCTTTACAGCAACCTTTAGGTACACCTTTAGGGCACCCTTTAGGTACACCTTTTCAAGAAAGCTCCCCCATACCCCCTAAAGAAGAATATAAGACAGAGACAAAGACAAAGAAAGAACCCCCTAAAGGGGGTAAGAAAGAAAGTAGCTCTGGCGAGCTTTTCCCACCCTTTAAACCGGAGAAACCTAAAAGAGTCGCAAAAGAATTTATTGCTCCTACGCTTGATGAGGTTATCCAACACTTCATCAAGCAAAATGCTCCGGAACGTTTAGATGATTGGCAAGAGCAAGCAGAAATATTCTTCAATCACTTTGACTCGATAGGGTGGAAGAATGCCAATGGAGTGAAAATAGAGCGGTGGGATTCCAAAGCAAACCTTTGGATACTGGATCGTATTCGTGAAAATCGAAAAAATGAATTAGACCATGACGGAAGAGGAAAAGAATCTATCAAGCAAACTTCAAAATTTGATGGAGAAGGAAGCCGGCAAGCGCAAGCTGACGCTCCAACAGATAGAGAATCTGATACAAAGGCACAAGGAAAGTATTCAGGACGTTTCTGAGTATGATTTAACTGATACACAAGAGTATTACAGCCATTGGAATTTAATTTCTAACCTTGGTACGGATTATACAGAACGGGAGTTTAGAAAATTTGATGTTGATGATAACAACTCTAAACTAATTCAGTTTCTTCTGTACTACTTCAACGGATGCCGGTATGCTCAAAATGTGTTTCCGGAAGAGAATTACAAGGTTCATAAGAATCTTTTGCTTGTTGGTGAACCTGGCACTGGGAAAACAATGTTGATGCAGATTTTTGCAGATTATTTGAAACTTACTTGTAACCCCAATGCTTTTGAAAACTTGTCTGTAACTCAAATGATGAATTACTATAAAATTCATGGGCATATTGACTTGTACACTTACAATGAGAATCAATCTAAAGGGTTTAAACCAAACCCCTTTAATATCTGCTTGAATGATATCGGTCTGGAAACGGAAAATCAAAAATCGTATGGTACCAGCCTCGATTCGGTTATTGATGAATTTCTTTATGCCCGGTATGAGATTTTTCAGCAATACGGCAAGAAGTATCATATAACATCGAATCTTGGCATAGCCGAATTTAAGAAACGTTTCGGGCCAAGATTAGTGGATCGCTTTAAAACGTTTAATGTTCTCCCTCTGTGTGGTGAGAGCCGTAGAATATAGCTACTATGAAAGTTATAATTTACTGGGTTACTAAAGATCCGGATAAAATTGCTCGTATCAGAGAGCGTTTCGGTATTGGAACTTATCGAAGTGTGAACGGTGAAACACCTGCTGAAATACGAGAAGAAGACATGGAACTTCTTCGGGAAACTGAAAGAAGAGGATTTATTCAAATACGTAATAAACCTCAATGAAAATGGCGTTAAAATGGCGAAGTTTCTGTTTGCATAACTTGTCATTTTACGATAACTTTACTGATGTAATAAACTAAAAGTCAAACCAATATAATTAAATTATGGAAGTACAAAACATTAGAATTGACCTTATCAGTCCTTCTCCTTTGAATCCGAGAAAGACTTTTGATGAAGCAGCTCTTCAAGAGCTTGCAAGTAACATTGAGAAACAAGGCTTATTGCAGCCTATCACTGTTCGAGTTGCCAAATCTGAAGATGTGACTGACTTAGAAACTGGTGATGTCACAACAATTCCTTGTTCGTATGAGATTGTTTGTGGTGAGCGTCGTTTCCGTGCTGTATCATTATTGAAAGAAAAGGAAGATAAAGAGAATGTTGCTAAAATCAAGGCCCACCGGAAAAAGTCCGAGCAATTTCAAACAATTTCCTGCATTGTCAGAGAGATGACAGATGATGAGGCTTTTGAAGCAATGATTACCGAGAATCTTCAAAGAAAAGATGTTGATCCCATCGAAGAAGCTTTTGCTTTTGCACAGTTGACTGAGAAAGGACGGACTTTGGAAGATATCGCTCTTAAATTCGGAAAGTCTACTCGCTTTGTTTTTGATCGTATAAAGCTAAATGGTCTTATTCCGGAACTGAAAGATCGTGTAAGAAATGGAGATATACCATTATCCGGTGCTATGATTCTTTCTAAATTAGAAGATAGCTCGCAAATGGAATTTCATAAAGGGAATCCGAACCAGTGCAGTACAGATATGATTCGAAGGTTTGTAGGCAGTTCTTTTCTTGAAATTGATAAAGCTGATTGGATTGAAGAAAATGCAGATAATTGGGATAACGGGGAATTTAAACCATGCGCACAATGTGAGAACAACACTGTCAATCACGGTTGCCTATTCTATGAAATGAATAATAAAAATGCAAGATGCATCAATCCTGATTGCTTTAGAAAAAAACAGATAGCTTATCTGATACGTAAAATTCAACTTGAAAGTGAGTTCCTTGTTAAAGCTGGTGAACCGCTTTCATTCGGGAAAACTGTTATAATGGAGACTAAACTTGACACTTATTGCAGTGATTCGAGAAAAGCTTTCTTGGAACAGACACTCGAAGCTGTTAGAAGCCTTGGATTTGAAATGATAAATCCGGATGAAGTATTTAAGGGTAAGTGTTGGTATGCTGAAAATGATGAGCGTACTCAAAAAATGCTTGAGGATGGTGAGATTTATCGTTGTATATCATTGTGGAATTATTATTGTCCTGAATTTGATGTAGAATACTATTATATAAGAAAAGAGCTATCTTCCAGTACTTCAGCTCTTGCAGATCCTAAAGATATAGAAAGGGAGAAGATAAATGAAAAGTTGAAGAAAGCTAAGGATAAGGTAATCGAGAAGAGTTCTGAAACTATGAGAAAATGGGCACAGGAAAAGCCCTATTATAAGCGTAATAAAGAGTTATCCGTTGATGAACAAACTGTGTTCGATGTAATGATTCTCCGGAATTGTAGTAGTAAATATTTGGAAACACTAAAACTTTCTACTTATAAGAAAGAGTCTGATTTTGTTAAATACGTGAAGAACAACCAAGCTGATCGTAATCAATGGTATCGCGCTTTTATTGCTAACAATCTTTCAAGCAATGATGTGATGTTCTATCCGTATATGCAGAAATGCCAAAACATTCTCTTTGCAGAACAATATCCTGATGATTACACTGAACTTGGTAAGCAGCTCGCTACTTCTTTCGACAAGAAACAAAAGAAACTCAATGAGAGATTGAAAGAACTTGAAAACGATAACACAGAGGAAGCCTAACGGTTTCCTCTCTTTATTGATATGCTTATGAAAACGTGGACTGATGAACAACTCGCTATACTTGATAGCGAGTATTCAACTGCTGATTTGAAAGAGCTTGCCAAACGCCTTTGCAAAACACTTACTGCTGTAAAAGCAAAGGCTTTGAATCGAAAGCTTAGGCGCTCTCCAAAAACTGGATTTTGGAATAGTGAGAGGGTTGAAAAATTAAAAGAGTTGTATCCCAATCATACTAATGAGGAAATAGCACAGATATTAGGTACAACTTATTCTGCCGTAAATGGAATAGCGTTCAAATTACGACTCTTTAAATCTAAAGAGTTCAAATTCCAATGTGCTTCTAAAAGTTTCTTTCCCAAAGGACATCAACCAATGAATAAGGGACGTAAGCAAACAGAATATATGTCTGATGCTCAAATTGAAAAAACGAAAGCTACACGTTTCAAAAAGGGATGTATCCCAAAGAATCATAAAGAGGTTGGATATGAACGCATAACCCGTGACGGTTACATTGAAGTGAAAACTGCTGAACCGAATGTCTTTGAGCTTAAACACCGGCTTGTATGGATTGAGCATAATGGAGAAATTCCTTCTGGTTACAATATTCAGTTCAAAGATGGAGATAAGCAAAATATTTGTATCGAGAACCTATACATGATTAGTCGTTCTGAACAAATGAAAACGCAAAACTCAATGTATGCCCGGTATCCGGAAGATGTTCAGTACCTCATCAAGCTAAAAGGAGTTTTGAATAGACAAATTAATAAAGCAACAAAAAAGAATGAATCATGAGTGATAATGCAATAGATAGATTAAAGGAAATGGTTAACAAACCGTTCCTTTATCAGAATGAAGAAATTGTAATTCTCAACTACTGTGACGGTACCGGTGATGATGGAACCGAAGTTGAAATATACTTGAACAATGGCAAAGTGCTGATATTTAGTATGTTTGATTTAGCTTCCAAGTTGAACCGTTTCCGGTCGATAACAAATACAGTTGTTGTGTTGGCAAATGAACGGTTGAATAAGGTATCTACTGTGAATCCTACTATCTTACAGGATATGAGAGACTTGGTTCTACAACAAATAAAGGACGTGAAAGAAGATCCTAATAAAGTAAATCAGACCAAACAGGTTTTTCAAGGTGTCAATACTCTTATTAACCTTGCTAAAACAGAACTGGAATACAGGAAATATATGGATACAACGGACCCTATAAATAAGTAGTTGCATGTTGACAGATAAAGAAAGAGAGGTCATTGAAGTTTCCTGTAAACTGCATAATTTATTTTGTAATCTCCCTGTGTTTCATGTATCAGATATCAGAGAGGAAGTCATACATATTCATGCGATCCAAAATATGATAATGGCTCGTGAGGCATACAGGAGCAATCCGAAAATGTTCCCTATTAAAAATGGGCATCCCAATAATATGCCAATAGGTATTCTTGCTACTACTCCCATGAATTTTGTGAGTTTTGATAATATTCCTATGGCCAGTGAAAAACGTATTCATCTCCAAAAGTATAGAATGAAAAAATTAAGAATAAAAAAAGTAGATGCTACTTACTTTAGTCTTTCTAAGTATATGCGTTTAGAAGGGCAATTTCAAGCAAAGAATTTCCAGACTGCCTATTTCTTGCAAGTTAGGATATTAGGTTTTTGGTTTACAATTCAAACGTATATTTCCATTGATAGTAATTACGCTTTGCTTTGTGCAACTGAAGCGATGGAAAAGCTACAAGAAAAACTTTAATTATCATGTGTATGTATAAAAGGACTATTTACAGATTCCATATAAGGGACCAGCCTGCATCAAACAGTGTGAGATTATTATTAGTCTAACAATTTAACCTAATCATTTATGATAACATTGAATAAGTTGGCCCCTAAAATATTAAAGATTATAGAGCGCCGCTTTCATCTGAATGATAATACTTCTAAAAAGGCTTTCAGTTTAAAAATATCTGCTGCCTGGAGGAAGTTTGATGAATTATCAGAATTACCATGCGACGATATAAAAGACCATCCGGAATATAAAAAGAGAGCTGCTGATATTATAATAGTTACCGTTGCTTTTCTAAAACATTACGGATGTAAGGATATCGAGGCTGAAATTAAGAGAGCAATTGATTTGCTTTCTGATGAGTCAGAAAGATGTGATTAAGGTGTTGTTACTGACTGTTTGTGTTGTTGATTTTAATGCAGTTTGTTATGGTAGAGACAATTCAAGTCTGCCTACTGACTGTTTGTGTTGTTGATTTTAATGCAGTTTGTTATGACAGAGACAATTCAAGTCTGCCTACTTGATTTTAATAAAGGGCAGCTCACGGGATTACCGAAGAATCCGCGCTTTTTCCGTGACTATCGCTTTGAAGCGATGAAGAAAAGCATTCAGGATTCGCCTGAAATGCTTGAACTTAGGGAACTTATAATATTTCCCTATAATGATGGTCGGTATATTGTCGTTTGTGGCAATTTACGTTTGCGTGCATGTAAGGAGCTTGGTTACAAAGAGCTTCCATGTAAGGTCCTGGCACCTGATACCCCTGTTAAAAAGTTGAGAGAGTATGCTACAAAGGATAACGTCAATTTCGGTGAGAATGATTTGGACGTTATGGAAAATGAATGGAATAAAGCAGAACTCCAA